AGAAGGCGACCATGATCTGCCAATGTTCATAGCCAGTGGATCCTCGCTCATGCTGTCCTCGTAGCCAGGCCAGTCCATCAGGGAGAGATTCGGGAACCGTCCAGTCGGAGAAGGGGATCGTGAGAAGCCAGAAGATTCCTTGATTTCGAGAGCGGACATTGTTATTGGATCGAGTTGTTGACATATGGGGGGAAACCCCCCAACCCCCATTTTATATACGGGGCCTGTCCCACTATTTCTAATTGCGCAATAGTCTTTTTTTCATCCCGTGACGCGTCACGCGTTGATCACGGGATTTAATTCTCCTAAATTCAAAATAAAGAATTAAGGATTTGCAGAATGCAGAACCGCATCTAGTAGGTAATACTGTAGATGCGGTTCTGCTTTTTTTATTTACACATTCTGAACTTTCTGAATATTATCAATAGCATTGATAATGCTAACGTCGCCAGAAGCAACTGGAAGGTTTCGTTGACCAAGAACAGTAGCAACTTCTTGGTTAGTAGATTTCATCAAACCAAAGTTTTGTTTTCTTTTCACGAGGTAACCGACCTCAGGTGACGTGATGATCACGTTACCCCCGACATCCTTACCAAGGGCCCCACGGGTAATTGCCATAAAAGCAATGCCGCCACGAATAAGATCAAAACGGCAATGAGTCTTAATCCCGGAAATTCCACCACGGATAGCATCAATTTTAGCATTATCGATCAATAACTTCTGACCATCAAACGGAAGATTCATCGTAAGATTATAAGAAACCTGTTCCTCAGCACCAGCGGCAAGATTAATGTGATGAACACCACGAACATGAAAATAGGAATTCCAACCCTTTGAAGAAGTAGGACGAGCATAGGGAAAATCAATAGTTTCAGCACCAATAGTCGTAGGACCAATAGGATTAGAAATACCAACAGACTCATTAACAAGAGATTGTGCCCAAATATCAGAAGGAAACGTATCGATATACAAACTGGCATTCGTAGGATCAGGAGAACGCTCGATCTTCTTTTTAGCCTGAACGCAATAAAGATCAACATACACCGCGACATTGGAAAAATTTTTAACCGTTATCGCAACATTTGCATGATTCAAATACATCTTAGACATCGAAGGTCGTTCAAGAGTTGGAAAAATCTGACCAGCTTGAATCCGTCCATAAGGATTCAAATCAAAATAATTAACCTGACTAGTATTGATACCAGCAGTTGTAGGAGTACACATCCAAGGAATAGCAGAACCAACTTCAGTCAACATCTGAACACCTTGGAAACCTTCACTAGCAACAGAAGGAGGAATCTGATAAACTTCATCCACATGAATAGGAGCATGGCGAATACAACCTTTAGGAGGAACCGGATTAACGACATAATGTCGATTAACACTAGTAACACCAGAATGAAGATCGTTGAGGGACACAGCAGCGGAAGGAGTCGTTCGAGGAGTATGAGGATTATGCACCTTATTACGACCTCTCCACCACTTTTGAATACGAGAGGCAGCATGATGAGCTTGGCGACCAGCACGATACACACCACGGACAATTTGGATACCACGATGAACACGGGAAACGTGCTGATGATGTTGGTGACGAGTAACGGACATTTTTTGTTTGGTCAAGTTACTGCAGGGGTCACGGGATGGACTAGCGCTACGCGCAGCCATCCCTGCGCCTCCGGGCGGCGCGCCGGCATCACAAACAGTCGGGCATCCTGCGGAGCTCATAATCATCTCCGGAACTAGGAGCCTCCAAGCCCCCCGCCCCACGCTTCGCGTGTTGCAAGAAGCCAAGGGACCCGCAAGGGGTCCCAGATCGGGCGGGGGGCTTTCCGCTCTGAATAGCACATATACTTTTTTATTAACGACGTCTCACTGATCTGGTCTGTCTTGTTCGACGGTTACGGTTTGTCGTACGTGTTGACGCTTGGCGCAAAGGTCGCGAATTAAAGCGTCCACGAAGACTAGGACGGTAAATAGGGCGGTTATTACGGCGGTTATTTCGAGTATTTCTTGAGACTGCATACATTTTATTTTAGTTAAAATGCGTAATCGTCAATCGGCGAAGAAGAGCGGCAAGAGTTTCAGAATCAAGTTCAGGATACCAAAGTCTCGGGTCCACATTGCTCGTAATCCAGATCTTGCTTGCTACCAAGGGGGTGGAAGATCCTTTGATCTCCACAGAGACCGGATAGCGATCTGTCCAACGGAGAAGATGGGCAATGTCGATACCACCTCTAAACTCGTCGATGACAACAGATGATTGATCCCGATAGCCACACCAGAACTTGCTGCGGGGATCCTTAGTGTAAGCAGTTGCACCCGCTTCGTCCCAAGCACGCCGAGATTTTCCTGTTCCAGTTGCACCCCAGAAGACGAAACATTCGCGATCCATTGCCACAGGCCGGGCATAATCAGCCGCAATTGCTCGCAAGGTGCGGTAAGATACCACTCGTACGGATGGAGGGATTCGTTCCAGTTCTCCGGACTGGGCGGCGGTCCAAACAGATTCCCAGTCGACTTTGGCGTTGCGTCGAATGGGTTTACTTCCGAATTCAAACTGACTGTCGGGGACTCTTGTATCGTCTTTCCAGACATACTCTGCAGCAGCGGCTGATCGAGAGAGTTCGGCGTGACAAGTCCTTCCGAACATTGTTCGAACTGAGCGAAGAGAGACCTTCTTGGAGAAGGCGACCATGATCTGCCAATGTTCATAGCCAGTGGATCCTCGCTCATGCTGTCCTCGTAGCCAGGCCAGTCCATCAGGGAGAGATTCGGGAACCGTCCAGTCGGAGAAGGGGATCGT